AAGGATGCGATGATAAGAGGTGTATGTAGCAGAGCTGAGATAGGTATAAAATTTAAAGAGATAAGCACAACGGGTGGCGTAAAACATAAAGTACCAGAGTGTTTTAATGCTGCTGGTAATAAAAACAAAGGCGGTATGGATTTTAGTAAATTGTTACAATCAGACGGAAGCCCACATGGAGGAAGCATTGAATCAGGAAACGCTGATACAGGATGGTCTAATGCTGCATATATGTAATGCCTAAAAAATTACCTAAAGCGGTTAAAGACCGAGCATTTAAATTATATTTGACAGAAGAATACTCTGCTAAAGAAATAGCTTTACAAGTATCTGCAGAACACGGTGTAGTCATGAGTGAGCAAACTATATACGCTTGGGTGCGTACAGATGATTGGAAACAAAGATTAGCTGAGACAAAGGCTAAAGCTATAGAAAAAGTACAAGAAAACGAATCCACAAAGTTAGCTAGGATGCAAGAAGAACATCAGCAAATGTATAAAGGCATTAGAGATAAAGCTGGTTCAGAGTTACAATTACTTAATTTTGAAAGAGCTTTTGATGCAGTTAAAGCGTTAGATATAGGTATACAAGGTGAAAGACAAGTTGCAGAGGGTTTAATTAATGTACAGTTTATACAAGATGTAGTTAATATATTAGTAGAAGAAATAGAAGACCCAGATTTAATTAAAAAAATAGCGGCTAAATTAAAAGTGCTGATGGCATCAAAAGATAATGAGTGATGATTTAACAACATATGACAAAGCCTTTGAACTACTTGCAGAAAAACTAGAAAAAAGTAATAAATATAAAGTGGGTAGTTTTTGGGAGTTTACTAGGGATATTTGGTCTCAAGGATTTGAGCACCCAGAATATTTTCAAGCATGGCATGTAGGTAAATTAACTGAAGAAGTTGAAAAGTGCATTGAGGATAACTTAAATTATTTAGCTATACTACCAAGAGCACACTTTAAATCTACTATATTAGGACATGCTTTTAGTATTTGGCGAAGTTTAAAAATTCAAGGCAATGCGAATATATTATATTTATCTTATAGTGATACTATGGCTAAGTATCACATATCTGAAATAAACAAAGAAGTAAACCGTAATCCTTTATTGAAAGATATGATGACTAACAGAGCCCCAAAAGCTGATTTTACCTTTAGATATGACACAGGTAATGGCGGTACTGCAGAAATATTGCACGGAGGATTGTTTTCATTCAAAAGAGGTATGCACGTTAATGGGGCATTAATTGCAGATGACATTTTGAAAGACCCCGAAAGTCCTCTTGCATTAGGGCAAATGAATAAGATTGAAGACCACTTTTTGACTGAATCACTTTTCATACCTAATAAGGGAGTACCAG